AGACCCGGGCGGCCATGAGCGCGCGGTCGGAGACGGCCAGGCGCTCCTCGAGGTCCCTCGCCCTGGCCAGGGCCTGCTCGTAGTCGGCGGGCGGGTGCGCGGCCACGTAGGCGTCGGCGGCCTCCTGCGTCGTGATCGGCTCGAACGCCGGCGGGTCGCCGGCGGGCTTGGCTGTGGTGTCGCCCATGGGATCTCCTTCAACGGGTGACGGGTGGTATAATCTGAGTCGAAGCAGGGTTCCCCCCTGGACCAGCCTTGAAATAACAGGCCGATTGAACGTCCGGGCATTGGGGCCCTGTTTCAGTTCGCGGTGGTCAGGTCGATCTCGGTGAGATCGGCGCCGCTCCCCGACAGGACGAAGAGGCGGCGGATCCGGCCGTCCTCGACGTTGGCGTTGTAGTTGCCCAACTGGCGGCGGAGTTTGTCGGACAGCCGGAATGGGCCGAGGTCGATGACGAAGACGTCCTTGACCACGCCGTGGTTGTCGCGGGCGCTGGTCACGGCGCGCTGGATGTGGCTCTTGATCGAGCTGTACTTGTCCTTGGTCGCCTTGAGCTCGCACACGAGTTCGTTGTACGTGACCCACACGAAGTCGTTGGTCGACCGACGGCGCGGATCCTTGCGCACCCACCGGACTCTCTCGCCGCGGGCCTCGAAGCGCTCGAGGAAGTCGAGCTCGTGGGACTCCAGGACCTCGCGCGGCAGGCCGTCGTGGGGCTCCAGGTCCGACATGTCCGACCAGAGCCGTTTCTGACGCGCATACCGTTCGGCCTCGGACTCGTTCTTGTCCCACTTGTGGCGCTCGGTCCCCGTGCGGGTGCGGGGCCCGCCGCCGGCGGAGGCGGCTGCGGCGGCCTCGTCCCTGGGGGTGACGCCGTCGTCCTCGACGCCGTCCAGATACTCCTTGATCTGCTGGCGCTCGGCCTCGGTGATCTTGCGCTTGGAGGCGGTGTACTGGTGGACGTTGACCTCGGGGCCGCCGTAGGCGGGGACGGCGGTGCACCGGCAGTGGTCGTGGGAGGCGAAGCGCACCGTGTCGGCGGTGTAGACCTCGCCGCGGCCGGCCAGCATGTTGCAGAACTTGCAGCCGCCGTGGGTGATGCGCCGCCACCCCGTCGCCCTCGGGTCGGCTGCGGCCGACCGCATCACGGTCTGCCGGTCGGCCTCCCGGACTCTTCGTGCGCCGGCGGCCTTGACGGCCTCGCGCGCGGCCCGGGCGGCCGCCGGGGGGCTGATGCCCTTGGCGATCCTGTCCTTGATGCCGGCCGGGCCCCGGGCGTCCAGGGCGGTGGTGATCTCCCGTATGACGTGGTCGGCCTGGAGGCCCGGGCGCAGGACGTCCATGCCCCGGCCGGTGAAGACCTGCGCCCAGTCCTGACAGAACTCGGCGGCCACGTCCGCCGCCAGGGCCTGGTGGGAGGAGACGATCTCGACGGCGTGAGCCAGCCACTGGGCGCGGGTGGCGTCGAGCCGGTCGAGGTCGAGCAGGTCCCAGGCGACGTCCATCTGCCGGTTGAACTCGGCCAGCAGCTCGGTCAGGGCCTTCTCGTGGCCGGCCTGCACCAGGTCAGCGGTCAGACGCGCCGGGGTCCGGTAGAAGCCCACTGCGCCCCTCCTCCTCGGCGTCGGCGAGCAGTGGCGGGTCGGCGAGCGCGGCCAGGGCGGACGGCGTGGGGTCCACGCCGAGGCGGTCGCGGATGGCCTTGATCTGCTGCTGGGTCATGCCCGGCACCAGCGTCATGAGCAGGTCGATGGGCACGCCCTGCGCGGCGAGCTTGGTGACGCCGTCGACGATGGACCCGAAGGAGTGGGCCTCGGTGTCGCGCCAGACGACCTCGGCCCCGTGCGGGACCGCGGCGCTGCCCGACTCGGTCTCGACGGCGAGGTGGAGGGCGAGCTCCCAGGACTCCCCGAAGGCCCGGCGCTTGGCGTCGAGCTTGCGCTGCTGGGAGGCCTCGGCGGCCCACAGGGCCTCGGCGGACAGGTTGGCCATCTGGCCGACGATCTGGGTGGGGGCGATCTGGGCGACCTGGGCGATGTGCCTGACGATCTCCTCCAGGACGGAGTTGTAGGGCTCGACGGACGCGGCGGGCAGGGCGGCGGCCCTGACCCGGTCGTCGCCGAAGGTCCACACCCTGCTGGCGGAGGCCTTGAGGACCTCGGCGGGGCCGGCGGTCCACCCGGTGATGACCTTCTGGGGGAAGGCCCCGAAGCGCGAGACGATGTGACGGTCGAAGTTGACCTCGTTGAGGGCCCGCTGGGAGTCGATGAGGGGATCGACCTCCCCCAGGGGCCCGGAGTCCGCGTCGCCGCCGTTGACGAAGCGGACGACGGGGCACACTCCCTCGCCGTCGTAGACGGCGCGGTGAGGATAGGCGGCGTCGGCGTCGACGAGGGCGACGGAGGCGATCCGGGACAGGGACGCGGTCCTGGTGCGGGACAGGTCGGCCGCGGCCCCCAGGTCGACGGGGTAGACGTACTCGTCGTCCATGAGGGCGCCCCTGAGGCGCTTGACGCCGCCGACGGTCTGGGTCCACACCTCCATGGCGCACTCGGGCCAGGGGGACACGTCGTCGTGGGCGTAGAGGGCGACGAGCTGGCGCGGCGAGCGGGGCATCCACTCCACGCGGCCGCCGGCCGACAGTGGACGCAGCACGAGGTAGGCCAGGCCGTAGGTCAGGGCGGGCCGGTGAACCTCGCCCTGGCGGGCGTCCATGCGGGCGCGCTGCCACAGGTCCCATCCGGCCGCATCCGCGGCCTCATCGGCGGTGTGGTAGCCGACGACGCCGAGATTCTGGGCGAAGGTGTCGATCACCATGCCGATGACGTTGCGCTTGGCGACGACGGCCAGGCGCTTGATCTCCGGCTCCGACCCCTTGGGGACCTCGGGGGTGCCCGCCCGCCCCGTCGCCCACCGGCGCAGGGTCTCGAAGTCGTTCAGCTCGCTGCGGCGGACGGTGAGCATCTGGGCGATGCGGTCGCGGGCCTGAGCATCGGTCATCATCCGGCACCGCCCTCCTCTCGCTCAGACGAATGTGGCGGCGTCGGAGCGCCGCTGCGCGACACGGTCGGACATGGCCCCGTACAGGGCCAGGGTGCAGGCCACCAGCGGAGTGATGTCCGCGGCCGCATTCTTGCGGTGCCACGCCCACGCGTCCCCCAGGGACCGCTTGCGGGCCACCGCGAGCGCCGAGTTCAGGACGGGGGTGTCCAGGTGGCGCAGCCGGTCCTCCATGACGGCGTCGTAGAAGGCGCCGCAGGCGGCCGTCATCTGCGCGGCGTCGGTCGAGGCGACCGTCAGCCCCTTTTGCTGGAGGGGCTCGACGAGGGAGGCGGCCGGGCCGCGCCGGTCGATGACGACGGTGCGGATGCGCTGGCGCTTGTAGATGCCCGCGACCCGCTCGACGATCCAGCCGACGCTGTTGCGGTTGTCGATCACCTCGACGTGCCAGCGCCCGTCCCGGCGTCGGCCGGCCACCGCCACCGACCCGGAGGTGCGGTCGGGCTGGACGTCGACGGCGAGGGCGAGCCGGTCGCGGGGCTGGGAGGACATGTCCGCGCAGCGCTGCCAGGTGGCGGCGTCGATCACGGCCATGGTGGACACCTCGTCCCACATGCCCAGCCGCTCGCGCCCGAAGCCCTCCTCGGACAGGTCCTCGCGCTCGTCCAGGACCGTGTCCCGGTTGATGCGGATTCCGTAGCCGGGGTTCGCCTGCGCCCACGCGCCCTCGTCGTCGAAGTCGGCTCCGGGCTCGGCGGACCACTCGTGCCAGCAGGTGCGCGCTGCCGTCCCGCCCAGGGCGCCGCCCCGGACCCGGGTGAACACCTCGCCGTTGTTGCGCGGGCCGGGCGGGGTCCCCAGGAAGATGATCTGGGGGTTCCCCTGGGGGCCGGCGGAGTTCGTCGACCTGAGGGCCTCGAGCGCGTCGTCGCTCAGCTCCTGGGCCTCGTCCATGACGATGACGTCCACGGTGAAGCCGCGCCCCGACCCCTTGGAGCGGGCGACGAACTCGACCGAGCCGCCGTTGTGCAGGAATATCGCCTCCTGCCCGTTGGTGCGGCGGATGTCGGCGACCATGTCCGCGAGCTCGGGGTAGTGGCGGCGGTCGTCGAAATAGCCCAGGAGCCTCCTGAAGGCCTTCCTGGAGGTCTTGACCTCGTGGGCGGAGTGCAGGAACCGCTCGCCGATCACGGCCATGCCGTAGACCTCGCGGCCCTCCAGGGCGCCGTTCTTGCCGTTCTGGCGCGGCACGGACAGTCCGCAGCGGGAGTGGACCCACGACCCGTCCGCTCCGGTGGCGAGCCAGTCGTCCAGAACCAGCGCCTGCCAGTCGTCCAGGGTCATGCCGTGGGCGGCCATGAGCCGGTCGGCGTCGACCCCGTCATCGAGGGAGCCGGTGCTGTCGGCCACCCGCAGGCGCGGGACCTGCGCGCCGATCACGGCGGCGGCGGGCGAGCTCGTCAACTGGGCTCACCTTCTTCGTCTCCGGCGCACCCGCCGCCTCGACGGCGGCGATCTCCCTCATGACGGCCACCAACTGACGCGACAGGGTCGCCACCCCGGCCGGGTTCGTCCCCGGGGCGATCAAGTCGAGCTCCTCGGCCAGGCGCCGGCGCTGAGCCCGGAGGATGCGCAGACGGTCACACGACCTGACCGCGGAGGCGAAAGCGCCCATCGGCATCGGTCCCGGCCCCTTCCTCGAACGGCTACGGCGCCACAGGGACGCCCCGCAGCGCCCACCACCGCCCCCTGCGACGGTAAAACGTTGATATTCCGCCGAAAAATCGGGTTCGGCGGAAAAGGGTCGGGGGGATGGGAATCAGAGGGTCGGAGGGGGATCGGAAGCATTGCCGGGCCTGCCTCCGGGGGTCCTCCCGGGGTCCCTCCCCACCCCGCACCACCCGCTCGAACAAAAACGTTCGAGTCCACTACCAGGAGCGGGACGTCCGCTCCGTGCGGAACCGATCCCGCCGCCCGATGCCGCGCGCGGCGTTGCACGAACGATGAGCCGGACGAAGATTGTCCGCATCGTCGCCGCCGCCGAGCGCGTGGGGCACGACGTGGTCGACGGTGTCCGAACCAGGACGACCGCACAACCAGCACACGTCCGACACGTCCAGGACTCGGCGCCTGTTCTCACGGTACCTGCGGGAGCCGGTGCGGGACACGGACACCACCTCGCATCCTCATCGGGTCGGGCGGGCACACGTGTACCGCTGGCACCAAGGATGCAATACGTCACCGCATCTGTCCAGTACCTGGTTGGTGGGCGGCGCGTCGCCCGCGCCGCCCACCGACCAGGGCGGCGGCGGCCTCGTGGGTCAGCACGTCCTCCCACGCCACCCACACCTGTCTGCCCACGCGCGCGCACCGGACCTCACCGCGCGCCCACCACGACTGGAGCGTGCGGTAGCGCAGGCCGGGGATGCGCTCCAGGGCCTC